TTTTAATCTTTAAATAGTTCTATTAAATCGTTTAAATAATCATTTGCTAAATCAGTTCCATATACAACCTCATATGATTCAGGATTTTGTCTATAATAATCCATAGTTTTATGTTTTGCTTGTTGTAATAAAGGTATTAATTCGTTTAATTTTCTTTCTAACTCACTAAAACCCAACAACCTGCTAGCAACAAATTTTTTTCTTGATGGTTCATTTATTGAATTATCTTTTAAAAAAGTTTCAACATCACCATCTGCTTCTTTCCAAAGTTGTTTTACTTCAATTCCTTTAGCTTTTTTGTTTAATGCTTTTTGATTAACTAATTTATATTTAAATTTAGTTACATAAACATTATCTTTAACACCTTCAGGTCCTGCCTTTGGTCCAGGACCTAAAGTAGCACCTGGTCCTTCATTTACTTTTTTAAATCCAGCCTGTGTATAAGCTCCATATGTGGATTTTCTTGGGGATGGTCCAGTATGGTTTTCACCTTCACCTCCTGAAGTAAATCCTGAGGTAGAGGCTATGGTTGATGTTTCTTTTATTTTATATTTAAATTTATCCATTAGCTTTTACAAGTTCTTCTAGAAGTTCATAGTATTGTAATAGATTAACTAAATTATCATTTCCTACATTGGATGTTTTACCTAATGGTGATAATAAATTAGTTACTTCATTTAATTTAATTTGAATTGCTTTATCTGATGTTTTTTTAGCTAAAGTATTTAATTTTGTTTTAATTTCTTTAACTTTAGTATTATAAAATTCTCTTAATTTAGGTGTAGAATCTACTGAGTTGATAAATTCTTTTAACACTAATTTTTGATTATCATTTAAAGATGCATATTTACCATTGAATTTTTCTAGCATAACTTTATATGTTAGAATACGTAAATCTTTATCATAAGATTGAAACTCATTTAGTAAATCATCCTCAACTTTTTTCTTGTTGATTTGTTTAGTTGTTAAACTTTCTAAAATTGCAATTTTGTTTGTAATAATTTGGTCTGGGTTAGAAAGATTTTCACTATTATATATTTCAATTAAAGTATATAAAGCAGCATGAGTTTTATAGTTAGGGAGTTTTGTTTTAAAAAACTCATCTAAGTTATAGTTGTCTTGAATTTCTTTAATTAAGTTATATTTTTGTCTTTTTAAAACTCCTCGATTTAGACTTTTAGAAGACTCAATAATAGAATTAATTATAATATCTGCTTTACTTTCTGTTAAATTTTTATATTTAGTTAAAGTTTCATAGAGCTTATACTCTTTTCCAAGTTCAGTTTTTACAAAGTATTTTTTTAAAATATTAGCAGCCTTTGAATCTTTACCAGATAAAGTATCAGAAGTAATCTGTCTAACAAGTAATTCAAATAAAATACCTGTATTTTTATATTTCGAATGTTTAATGCTCATTCTTGTATGGTTTTGTTATAAATATGTAAAAAATTTTATTCCTTCAATCTATTTTCATCTAATAAAGAATTTCCTTCATTTGATTTTTCAGGGGTAACTCTTTTAACTAAACTTTCAATTAAAGTTTTATTTTTTAAATATACTTGTTTAGCTTCTAAAGCTAAAGGTGAACCTCCTTTATATTGAGGACGAATAGAATCAGATTCATTATCATCTTTTTTCATTCCTCTAGAACCTAATCTGTCTTTTCCAAAAGGACTTTCTTGAGTATTTCTATTAGTTGATTTTTCTTCAGGACGACCTAATTTCAAATCATTCCCATATCCTACAGGTACATTTTCTGGTGCAGAATGCATTCTTCCTTTACCATATAATGATGCTAGATCATGTGGTGTACCATAAGAGCGACCTGTTACTTTAGGGTCATTACCTTCTTCTTCAAGCTGTCTATACCTAAACATACGTTTTTGGTCTTCAATTAATAGATCTCTATATTCATCATATTCATCTTCACTGAAATGGAATATATTATCATAAATCCAATCTGTTGGGAGTAATTTAGATTCCATTATTTTAGCTGCCAAGTCTACTTTTTGTTGTAGTAAAGCAATTTTTTCTTGGTCATAAATAATTGATGGAGTAGTTAAACTTAATTCAAAATTAGTTAATTGTTCACCTGTGTAACCTTGTGAATATAAATGTACTAAAGCAATTTTATATAATTCTGATAATGTAATACGTTGGATTCTATCAATTGTACGAGCAAATCTAATATCTTCAGCAGCCAATGTTGCTTTACCAGTTAAATCTTTTTCATAACCCATAAAGGCTTTAGGTACTTTAAGGGCAGCAAATAGTTTATCTCTTAAGTAAGTAACATCTTGAATACCATCATACTGTAAACCAGGTGTAGTTTCAATTTTAGTAGATTGGTCATTACCTCTAATTGGAATATAGAAATCTTCCAATAGATTTTGCATATTATATTTTAAGTTATATTCACCTGTTTGATTATCCATTAATGGAGTACGTTTCATTGTAGAAATTGTTTTCTGCATGAAATTTTCTACTTCATTTGGAGGAATGGAACCAACGTTAATATAAAATATACGTCTGTCAGGTGAACGAGAAATTCTATGAATTAACATAGCATCTTCCATCAACACATATTGTTTAAAAATACGACGGGCTGGTTCCAAATATGAACGACCATAAGGTAAATAGTTAACATCAGTTAACAATCTAAAATGAGCCATTTCATAATTATCAAAGAAAATACCTGGTTGGTTTTCTTGATATTGACCTAATACAGGAGTACCATAATAACCAGAACCACCAGCATAAATTCCTTCAGGAGAATATCTAAATCTTACAGCATTTGGATGTTCTTTATCATAATTTTCTTGTCTTTCAATATGATAAGCTGTGTAAGGAATAACATTGTATACTCCATATTTTTCAGCAATTTCTAGTTTTAGAAAGAAATCACCATATTTACACATTTGTCTAATCCAAGACCATAAATTAAATTCAATATTTAAAACATCATAAAATAAATTATATAATATTTGTTGAATGTCTTCATCATTTGATTTAATATGTAATACCTCACCTAAATCGTTTTTTAATGTACTTTCATCTGAAATAATATCTAAGGCAGAAGCTACAATAGCATCATAATCCATGTTATCATAGTCTGAATAGACCATGGTTCTAAGATATTGCCAGTTAACATTTAACTGGGAACCTAATAGTGATGTAGATGCTGGTGAGTATAATCTATTATATCTGTCTATAAGAGAATTAGTTGCTACATCACCTGAACGTTGGATGGAATCAACATCTATTACTTTTAATTGATTGCCTCCTTGGTTTCTTATTATTACATCTGTTGAGAATAATCTTTGTAATCGGGTGAATAAATTTTTATCAGCCATGTTTTTATATATTATAAATATTATCTTATCCTAAAAGCCATTTAATATCTTCAAAACCGTTATCAGTTTTTATTTGATATGGATTTTGGATTTGATTGCTACTGTATCCACCAGTATATGTAATTTTTTTCATACTTCCAAGTGTAGCTCGAGTATAGTCTAAACCTTGTTGTTGGAATTTTAAGGAGGTATCTCTTAAAAACATCCCTACACCAAAACTCATTATTAAATCATCATTATAACCAGATTGAGCTTCAGGTCTACCATTTTTCCAAACAAATACTTTCATTTCTTCTAGTAAACGTTTAGATTTAATTGTCACAGAACGATCTCCAACATATTCTCTAAATTTATTTACAATTAAAGGTCTTGTTCTTAAAGACATTGTAAAACCAGGAGTCATATCAGAATTACCTTCCCATACTTTCAAATATGATTCAGCTGTTAATTGATCTGATTTAGGAGAATGGTAAACATTTCTATAGCCTCTTTCAAAAATAGCATCTAAAGTAGACCAACCAATTGAAGCGTTTTCTACTACTAACATGGCATTATTATATTCTGAGGCTAATCCTACTAGGAAATAGCCAAATTCTTTAGGAGGTAGTTGTCCTTTATATTCTGCTACTTGAGTATTAGTTGCTATATCAATAACATGACAAGCAGAAAAGTCTTTACCATCTCCTCTAGCTACATCAGCTACTAACATATAATCTCTAGAATAATCAGCTGGTTCCCAAATCCATAAATTTTGGTCCACTCCTCTTCTTTCAAGTGGTTCTTGTATTGTAGTTGATTTTATAAATTCAATCCACTCAGAATGAAATACTACATCACCTGATGTACTGAAATCACAATCACATTCTTGGGCTGCTATTCTAGGGTCACCTAATAATTCATCTTGTTTTTTTCTCCATTCCTCATTTCTTTCAGGATGGACATACCAGGGTAATTTAATTGGTAAAAAGTCATTTTCTTGAGATTCTGCTGCTACCCATGTTTTATGAAACCAGTTACCTGTACCGTAAGGAGTTGATAATACAATAGCACCACCTCCAGTTGCTAAGGTTTGTTGAGCAGAAGCCCATATTTCACCAATTTGTTCAATGAAGGCAGCCTCATCGACTAACAACAAAGATACTGCTTCTGAACGGCCAGCATCTGAGTTTGCGGATGTGGCTTTTATTTGAGAACCATTATTTAATCTTAAAGTTAATTTATTATTTTCTTCAAAACCTATTTTTAACCAAGAAGGTAAGTTATCAAACATAAACTTAACTTTGGTTACCATGTTTTTAGCTGTTTCTTGTTTAGTTGCAATACATAATATATTTTTATCTTTATGAAATAACATTAACCATAAAGAATAACCAGCAGCCAATGTTGATATACCTAACTGGCGAGATTTTAGTACAATTGAGTAGGGATTGTCTCTCCATAAACGTAATACTGTTTCTTGGAAAGGATATAAATTAAATATTATTCTACCCCGAGTGGGATGCTGGATATTGCAATATTTGCGCATAAAATGCGCAGGATCGGAAGCGGATTTAAGGTATTCTTGTCTTATTATTTCTTTAATATCTTGACTCATATTATTTCAAAATTTGCCAATAAATTCCTGTATTTAAAACAGGTTTAAATTGAGTATTTAACCCTAATCCTAATTTATATATTGTTTGTCCTTTATTTTCATATAAACCATTGAATGAAACATAACTTGAGTTAGGTATTAAACCTAATGATGGACCTACAAATAAAGCATGTTTTCTAACAGTTTCTTTTATTATTGTTTTTTCAATTTCTTTATATCTGATTTTATAGTTTAATGTTTTTTCTATTTTTATTAAAGGATTTTCACTATAAATATCATAAGTTACTTTTATATCAGTTGAATCATTTTTAACAATCATAGAATCTTGTGTTAATACAACTAATCTTTCAATATAAACAGGAATACTATCTCTAATAGTATCATGTAAATAAA